CCTCATGGGTGGTGAGCACCACGCCAAAGCTCACGTGGCCCAGCAGCTCACGGAGCGACTCCAGCGCCGCCTGGTCTTCTTCGCCGACCAGCGGCGGCAGATAGAGCACGAGGGCGGCAGCAAGCCCACCCTGCCGTGCCAGTTCGGTCATCTGACGGAGACCACCTTCCGGGGCCCGGGCAAACCCGAGCAGCAGGGCGCCGCGCGTGTTGGGGTGATTGTCGCGGCGGCGGCAGCAGCGCGTCTTGCCATCAATTCACGTAGTTTCTTGTTCATTTATTGCTCCAAATTAAAATTTAGACGTAAAAAAAGCCCTTAACGGGCGTTATTTGCTGCGGGTTGCACTGGCCATCGGGCCATGCGCGGCGGCTCGTCGGAGCGCCGCGCCGGGGTTGTGCTACCCCAGAATCCTTAACGTGTTTTGAGCGCGTGCCAGGCGCGATGCGGGCTTGGTCGATTGCTTGAACATGCGGCTGATAACCTCGTCGATGGTCATTACGCCGTCAACCATGCCGGCGGCTTGCGCGGCCTGCGCGCCCAGGGTACGGCCTTCGCCCATACCGGTGCGCGCGGCTTCGATCGGAACATTGCGACCCTTCGCGACGCCTTTGGTGAACATCGCGTAATAGTCGTCAACCCGGCTCTGCAGGTGCGCTTGCGCCTCGTCCGTCAACGGCCCGTTCGGGTTGCCTTCGGTCTTGTATTTTCCGGCGCTGACATAGGTGGTTTTCACGCCCTTGGCGGCCATTGCGTTGGATTGGTCCTGGTGCGCCATGAAAACGCCGATCGATCCAACCTCGCCGCCTGGCGTGACGTAAAACTCGCCAGCGGCACAGCCGATCCAGTACGCGGCAGATGCTGCAAGTGAATTGGCGAACGCGCCCCCCGGCTTCTTGCCGCGCGCGCCCAGTATTTCGGCAGCCAGTTCCGACACGCCATAAACCGAGCCGCCGGGAGAGTCGATGTCGATCAGAATCGATGCCACCGAACTGTCCGCCATCGCACCGCGGAATGCCTGAGTGAATTTTTGCGTCGATACACCACCCGAGCCGGACACCTCGCTTGCCATGTTGCCGCGCTGGGTGACTACCCCGCACAGCGGCAGCACGGCAATACCGCCGCCAGGCTGCGGTGCCGCGCGCGCCGCGCGGGCGTCGGTACCGACCTGCACTTCGGCCAACGCTTCAGCAGACGCGGGCGCTCCAGACTGCCAGCGGTGCATCATGCTGGAAAATGCGACCAGGCGTTCCGGGGAAAGCGCCCAGGGCGTCGACATGAATTCTGCAAGCAATAGTTCTCGTTTCATACTTCCGTCCCGTAGCAAATAAGCATTGCGGTCGCCGCCGATTCAAATCCGTCTGCCCCACACTCTGCGATCTGCGCTTTCGCCCAATCGCAAAACTCGACCCCGTGTTTCTGTTCGATTGCCATGGAGTCGGCAACCAGCAGCGCAAATTCGCTGCCAAAGACTTCATCGGCGGACTGTTTTTTCAGTGCGCCGATTGCCCGGCGCACCAATCTTTCCGGATGTCGCGGATGCCATTGCGAGCAATCGCGCATCTGGTTCTGGATTTGTGGGCAAGACCTTGTCGTCGCGCTTGTCTTGCTCGGCCAATTCGTCAGGGGCGTCGCTCTCTTCGACCATGTTCAACGGACGTAACGGCTCATCAAGTCCGTCAATCGGGTCTAACTTTTCAGCGACGCGCGCTTCGTTGCGCACCAGCCATCCCGCATTGATGCCAGCCGTGTAATAAGCGGATCGCGCCGCCATATCGCCACGCAGCAGCCCTGCGAAATCGAACTCGACTTCGATGTCGTCTTCCAGCAGCAGTTCGGCCTCAATGCTGGCTTCCCACCGTTCCGCGCGCGGCGCCATGCAGTCCTGCACGAATTCCAGCGCCTGCTGCTCGATATTATTGTTGGTGGATCGGGCTAGATCGCCGATCTTGTGTGGAGGGACGCCGAACCAGCGTGCGATCTCGGAAATTTGTTCTTTGCGCGACTCGATGAATTGAGCATCGTCGTTGCTCATGCCGAGCTGGTTGTATTTCATTCCATGCTCAAGCACGGCAACCTTGCCTCGATTCGCGCCGCCCTGCTGCGATTGCCATGACTCGCGGAAATTGTCGCGCGCGGTCTTGTCCTTGAAATTGCCAGGAAATTCTATCCAGCCGCCGGATGGTTTCGCATCGTTGGCGAAGAACCGCGACGCATAGGACTGCAACGACAGACCGAGACCGATACTCTCGCGAGCGCATTCGATCGTTGACAGGCCCATCAGGCCGTCCGACGACATGCCGCGGATGTGCCAAATGTCGCCACGCGCGAATATCTGCTCGCTTCCATTTCGGTCCGTTACGCGGTACCGATAATTGCCTCCGTCAAGCAGTTCCATTTTGATGCGGTCTGGATGGATCGGCATCAACTCGGTGATTTCGCCCTTTCCGTTCGCAATGATCTGATTGAAGCAGTTACCGCGCAGCTCCATGTGACCCTGCATCATTTCGCGCCATTCGAACGCATTTTGATAACGATTAGCGCGCTTGGCCAGCAAGCGAAACAACCAATGATCGGTAACAATTTCGCGCTTGAGCCCGTTCATCCGGTACATCACGAACGGCAGCATCGCAAATTGCCCGGAAATCAGGCGCACGGCGGCGAACACGGCGGAGAGGCGCATAGAAGCGTCAGCCGATACCCGCGAGCCTGACCCGCTCATGCCATCGACCGGCGCAAACCAGAAGTCGCCCCAGGGAGAGCGGTCACCTGAGTCAGACTTGAATATGGATAAAAACATCAGTCGCGCCCTGCCGTCAGTTTCGCACCGAACACGGTCAAACCGATGACCAGCGCGCCCACAGCGATGAGCGCCGCACCGATGCTGAACATGGCTACACCACCGCCCACCAGCGATATACCGACGAGCAGAGATAGGTCATAGGTTCGTTTGTTCATACGATCATCAGGGAGTAGTCGTCGGGCATTGAGTTGTTTTCTTCCGTCATGGCACGGTTGAGGCACATCAACAGCGCCACGACGCCGTCGATCTTGTTTTCTTCGCGCTCTTTGCGCGGGTAGATGTTGTCTTTCGCGTCGCGGTGGCACACCACGTTGCTCACCATCCAAGTCAACAGCGGGTCGCCATCATGGTGAAACCGGTTCTGCAGCACCAGCGCTTCGAGCCACTTCATCGGCTCGCTGAAATTCTTCACGGTCTGGCCGACTTCAATCATCGGCAGTCCGGCGGCAACCATGCGCTGTGAAAATTGCGTTGCCTGGAACGGGTCGTACGGTGCTTCGTTGACCGTGAAACGCGCCGCATCGGCCAGCAGATCGTCTTCGATCACGCTGAAATCGGTTACTGTGCCTGGCGTTGAAATCAGAATTCCGCTCCGGGCCCAGCCGCTGTACTGGCTGTTTCGCTCATCTTCGATCGCCTTCTCGTTCAAGAAGTAGCTTCCGAATCCGTAGTAGTGCCGCACACCGTCGATGTCACGCCAGAACAAGCGCATCTTGGCGGCGATGTCGACCTTGGACGCCAGGTCATGCGCGACGATCACTTCCTGCCCGTCAAATTGATCCAGCGTCAGCAACGGATCGCCGCAGGCATCCCAGGCACGCATTTCCATCCACGCGCTGTCGGGCATTGACCCAGATGTTGAGGCGCTTGGTCAAGAATCCGTTTTGCGCCGATGCCATCGACATCGCTTTTCTGCAGGCTTCCTCCATATCGTCCGGCATGACCGATACCGCAAAGTTCGGGTTTGGCTTTCGCCCATACCGCAGGGTCGGTCCAGTCGTCGGCCTCGTCGATCGTGTAGATGATGCCGAAGAATGAATCATCTTCGAACACGCGATCCAGAATCTTGGTGACGTGGATCCGCTGCTCGTAACAAATGCCGCTGCGATCGCTGCCAGCCGTGGTTGATCATCCATAAAATCGGCTGCGATCGGGCGCCGGTACCGGAGTCCAGCACGTCATACAAGTCGCGCTTCTTGTGCGCATGCAGCTCATCGATGATGCCGCAATGGATATTCAATCCGTCCAGCGTGCTGCCCTCGGCATTCAGCGGCCTAAAAACGCTCGCTACCGAGCGCACCAGCATGCTGTGCGCGCCGACTTCGACCCCGAAGCGTTCGACGAATGACGGCTCTCGCACCGCCATCGTGCAGGCATCGTTGAATACGATGCGCGCCTGCTCGCCGGTGGTCGCCGCGCTGTAGACCTCGGCGCCCGGCTCATCGTCGGCGGTCAACATGAAGTTGGCCACGCCGGACGATAAGGTCGACTTCGCGTTCTTGCGCGGCACCTCGATGTAGACGCGCTTGAAACGGCGCTTGCCGGTGGCAATCAGCTTCCATCCGAACACCACGCAGAGGATGAAGCACTGCCAGTCCTCGAGCTTAATCTTCGGGTACACCATCCGGTTGCCGACCCGTACCGGCCGCGCCCAGTCGCCCTTGATGTGGGGCAGGATCTGGATGAGACTGGCAGACCCGGTTTGCGGCGACGGGATCGAAACAATATTTCCACTCCGGATCCTGACGGGCCAGGTCATCCAAATGACGCTGGCATGCCGACCGCACCCATTTGCATGCGACGATTTGACCGTCTACCACTCGCTGCGCGTAGCGGTTCGCGCGTTCGACGAAGGCCATTATTTGAAGCCGTCGAAGCTGTCTGGTTCTTTACCCTGACCGCCTTCAAACAATTTCAGCTGCGCGGTCTTGTCGCCCAGGACAACCCGCGCGCGCATCGCCGGCGACAGGCCAAATTCGCCCAGCAGCTTCATTAACATTTCGCGCTCTTTGTTCAGCAGCTGGTACTCGACGCACTGCATCTCATATCCCTGCGG